AAAAACTGGCCAATAAATAAAGGGCCCGAAAGCAATTATGGCAGGCACATTAGGAAGCACAGGATCAGAAATGTCGTTTGGAAGGATCAACAGAGCCTTTACGAACAATTTACCCGGCGCAGCGGGTAATGCCCCTGCGGGCGGACAGAACATTAGGCTAAGTGCAGTCCTGGGTTCTAACCCCGGCACATACGGTGGTGTAAACTACGGCGTCGGTGTTCAGATTAGCCTAACTATTGCATTCGGTGGGAAAACTTATCCTTTTACTTATTAATATGAAGCCAGAACAAATTAAAGAAATTTTATCATCGGCCTTTACCGGCCCAAGTAAGTGGGAATTAGACAATGTAATTTGGGCAGACCGAACAACTGACTCACTGGTATTGATTCAATTCTTACAACGTATCGAACACTTAACTAGTGAATCCGATCTAAATGCACAATCAAAACAGGAGCTAGGGTTTTTACTTGAACTACTCGAAGATCTTGATGATGACGATTGTGCTCATATGCTCAACCCAACTGAAGAAGAGGCCAAAGATTCATTTATTGAAAAATTGGCTCGAGCCAGTGCCATTGAAATTTTAACCAATGGAAGATTGGGCTTCGAGACCATGAATACCGCTTGCAAATTAAGTCCTAATGACTTTATACTATGTGCTAAGAGGACCCAAGATTTAATTACAGCAATCCAAGGATTAGTTGTTAAGGGTGAAACTTTAAGCACGGACGTAGCAGGCGCATGACAAAAAAATCAGTTTTCTCATCAAGTAAGTGGTCAAGTAAAAAAGGCAAACTAGCAGTGTGTATTCCCTGTAGGGATACTCTACATTCTGCACATGCCCTTTCGTTGGCCGAAATGGTAAAGTTCAATACTATGAATGATATTGACACACATGTATTCATGGATGCCAGCACTATTCTGTTAACTCAGAGGGAACGACTGGCCACTGCTGCCATTGACGTTGGCGCAGATTACATGTTGTGGATTGACAGCGACATGGCTTTCCCTTCAACTACTGCTGTTAGACTAATGGCGCACGAAGAACCAATTGTGGCCGCAAACTATATTCGTAGGCAATATCCGCATAAAGGTGTTGCGTATGGCACAATTGGTGATTGGGAAAATCCGTTGCCGTTTGAAGTGTTTGACGAGCTAGTCGAAGTTGAAGGTATTGGAATGGGCTGTATGCTGATGAAGACCAGCATCTTTGCAGACATTCCTAAGCCTTGGTTTGAATTTGGCTGGAGTCCAAAGTCCAATGACTTTCTCGGCGAAGACATGAACCTTTGCCACAAACTTTCCACTGCTGGCTATACCATTAAAGTTGATACAGCACTAAGCCAAGAGCTTAGACACCTAGGGACCTATGCTTTTGGTCCCGATGATTTAAACTAATTCAAGCATTAGTTCTAGCTTCGCTTTAATAATCTTATTGTTAAAGCTGTTCTTTACACCCTGGTGCAGAGGTTTTGGCCAAGCTTCAAACCTGCACCAGGCGTATCCTGAATGTTCATCATTTAATGTGGGAATAAACTCTTTGTCAACAATCAATACATAGGTGTTGTATTGGAAGTGTTGATCATTGCTAACAAAGAGTTCCAAGGGAATAATTTTTTTAATTGTAGGAGTTTTTCCCACTTCTTCTTGTATTTCTCTAGTTAATGCATCAAACAGGGTAATGTCCGTTGGCTCTTTTTTTCCGCCTACAAGACCCCAAGTTCCGGCAGTTTTCCCCTGATTTCTTAGCAAAAATAGGAACCTTTTTGTGTCTTTTGCGAGAAATAAGCCGCCGCTACATATGATTTGATTTAAAGAATTAAACGCCATAACCTTGCATCATAGATGCCTTCAAAACTCTTACTCCAGGTATTGTCTTCCCACTTGTATTGGATACCTGTGTATGAATTAGTTATATAGACAACTGACGTTTGTGTTGCAGAATCGAATACAATGTCCCATGCAGTGCCGTTCCATTCAATGATGTCATTGGCGTTGGCTTGAAAATCGCTGCTGTCATCGTTCTTCCATGCATCAGGTCCGTCATACCCGCCGGTGCCATATTGATCATTTACATTAATATTTTCTAATATTAAGTAACGAGTGTTAACAGTTCTGTTCCTGGGATCAAATGTTTCGGGATTGATAATGGCATCTACTGTTCCCCTACCACTAATTGTTGTGTTGCTTGGAACCGTATCAGTATCAACATTTAATAACATTGTAAATTCATCACTGGGATCTAAACTAATATATGCAACAATTTCATTAGAGTCTTCTTGACCAAAACGTAATTGACTTAGTCCTGCTCTAAATTTACCCGGATATAAGTCAAGTATTTTAGTCCATGGTGGAGAATTTTTAGAATTTGTTAAATCAATATCTTCTCCCATTCCGTTGGGGTTAATAATCTTAGCAGTATTATTGATTACCAACAAGTCGTAGTTACCCGGCGTTACTGTTATAGTAGTATCGGGTGAAATCTCACCAAACAACTCAGCAGCCCCTACTTTATCATATGTTGAATTAATAGTTCCTTGTGCTACGGCAAACACATTGGAAATAATCTTTGTAATGATGCCAAGCTTCTTAACTTTAGCAGGCGGCGTAATCCAAATTGGCGCACTAAATGTCATTGCAAGGACGTCAATATCTTCATTAACACCCTGGGGGATAGTTCTACTACTCCATGATTGATTTTCTAGAGTAACTGTGCTAAGGCTAGTCCAGTCAAGATAATTATCAGTTGTTTGAATCTCAAAACTGGGATTAAACAACACTGCAAGTTGTTCCCAGATTTGTAATTTCATATCAGTATTGGTTGCCCATATATCTGCAGAAAAAGTAATAAGCCACGGACTTGGCATAATTCGTTCAACGGTATAGTTGCTGCCTTGCACATTTAAATATTCTTGTCCTGCCTCGTCCCATGCACGCTCTCTCACATGAATTTTACTAACAAATGTTGGGTCCTGCATACGAGGACGATCAAACTGTAGGTCTTTAATATAGCAAGAAATAAATGGAGCACTGGGGATAGTGTTCTCACTGTTTTGTTTTATAATCTGCGAAACTTGCCTAGTTATGTCCCCATATCTAACTGGGACTCTAATAAGTTTTCCCTTACCGTCCTTATAGCTAAAATTACTCAATATGTTAATAAACTGAGTAAGATAGCGTCTAATTTGTCCGTCGTAAAAATGATCCATATTAATTATCTGCTCTAGGTTTTAATGCTTTGCTCAATGCCTGTTTCTCTACAATCACTTCTCCGGCAATGGTTGCAGTAGTAGCATTGTTAATAAAGGTAGATTTTTGTGTTCGCTTAACTAGTGCATCATTGTTAGTTTGAGTTTCACCTTCCATATTAACAGTCATTCTAACATTTTCTTCAAATTTAATCCAATGACGCCCGTCATATCTAAACAGTCTATTAGGTAAGTAATCTGTTCTTAGATAAAACTGTCCGTCGACTGCACCTGATGGAAACGTAATACCAAATCCGTATGGTGCTCCGTTTGGCGGAAGTCCATCTCCTGTTAAGTATCCTATATAATAATTTTTAGAAGGAGTTGCAAGCACCGCACTGGCATCTAATATTGCCTGCTGAACAGACGAGTCTTCTTCTGTATTACTTGTATCTGAACGCATAACTAATCCAGTCTCTGGATCTGTTGGAATAACATAAAAATGGTCAGTGTCGTATCCGCTTTTGCCAACGTCTGCTAGTGCTTGAGAAATAATTTGATCGTTAATTTCTAAGTTTTTATCAGCTGTTGAAATTAAATCTCTAATAGTATCGCCAGTATCATTACCGTCTGCATCCAATAACGGTTTATCTAGTATTTCTGCAAACTCTTGTGTATCGACTAATGGAGCACACTTACAACGCAGTAAGTGAGGATACCATGTTTGACTGTAACCGCTAGCTGGTCGAGTGACTTCGCTGATAACATAAAACCTCTTTAATGCTACCATGGCATCATTTAACGCATACTCATCTTTTTGGTGCGGCAGTTCAATAACATCACCCGCCATAATTTTTCTACCCACGGATTCAAAACTTGAACGCAAGTGGAAAGTAATCATAATATTATCATTTTGTAAAAACAGACCAAATTGACTTAGATTAAAATCAATGTCCTGTAGAGTATAAATTCCACGCAGGACATAAACATCGGGATCATATTTTCTATCTCTGTTTTCACCAAACAACAAATCTTGTATTCCTAACTCTGGAATAGAGTTTCCGCTGTTGTTAGGAGTTGTGGGAGTTGATTCTCCTTCAGCAGGATCTAATGGTCCTATATATTTGTGCAAAAATACATCAGTCCCGCCCACTTGGAACTGCTCGTTAATTGAACGATCTAGGAATCTAAAATCATTGCCCTTTTCGGGGCGGTATAGGGATAAGCGTGGCATAGTCTTATTTATTGGCTAAATATCATTATGACCGAGAACGAAAACGAACGCCAAAAAGTTATAGACTATTGCAAAACCATGCTGGGCGATGGCATGATTGACGTAGAACTAGACCCCAACCACTACAATACTGCAATTGACCGTGCTCTAAACAAGTTTCGTCAGCGCAGTAGTAACGCTGTTGAAGAAAGTTATGCATTTTTAACCGTTGAAGTTGATCGTAACGATTATACTTTGCCGCAAGAAGTTATGCAGGTTAGACAGATTTTCAGACGCAGTATTGGTTCTCGATCAGGTGGTGGGCAGGGCGGCACACTCTTTGAGCCATTCAATCTTGCATATTCCAACACTTATTTGTTGACTGCTACAAACATGGGTGGCTTAGCCACTTACTACGCCTTTGCAAGTTATCAGAAACAGGTGGGCAAAATGTTTGGTAGTGAAATTAATTTCACCTTCAACAAAACATCTAAAAAACTAACTCTAATGCAACGTCCTCGTTCAGAAGAAGAAGTTTTACTATGGGTCTATAATTATAGACCTGATTTTAACCTGTTACAAGATCCATACGCCAACCAATGGCTCAAAGACTATAGCCTAGCAACTTGCAAGATGATGCTAGGAGAAGCTCGTGAAAAATTTGCACAGATTGCTAGCCCTCAAGGCGGCACAAGTCTCAATGGTACCGCATTAAAAGGCGAAGCCAAAGCAGAACTAGAAACATTAGAATTAGATCTAGTAAACTACAAAGACGGTGGCACACCACTCACATTCGTAATCGGATAATATGACTGCACCTTTTTGTCGGTATTTGACAAACCAGTATCGGTTTGAATATAATCAATTATCTACCTGTTGTTGGATTGATAAAAAAGTTAATACTGATGATCTAGTAGAAGTAGAAAAGTATTTTGACTGGGCAAGAAATTTAACTGACTGGGATCCTGCATGTAGAAGATGTCAAAACATGGAGGCTAAGGGGCAAGAGTCTTTTAGGATGCGAGCAAATGACCGACCGGGCAAATTTGGTTTTGATCCTACCGATCAAGTAGGAGATATCACTTCTTTAGAATTTCAGTTTGATTCCGAATGTAACAGTGCATGTCTTATCTGCGGACCAAATAATAGCACAACCTGGCAAAAATACAACACTACAGATGGCAAAGAAATTAAAAAAATTATAGACATTTCAAATGAAATTACTAGGTCTTCTAGATTAGACGTTGTTAAACAATTAACTAAATTTGATAAAATTAGACAGATAACATTCCTAGGTGGCGAACCTCTAAAATCAGATTTTCATTTAACAATAATAGAAGAAATTAATAAAGTTAAAAGTTTAAACGATTTAAGATTAAGTTATGTAACAAACGGCAGTATGCGCCCAGGTCCCGAAGTAATTAAACTTTGGAAACAATGCAAATTTGTTCAAATAAATGTCAGTGTAGATGGCATAGGAGAGCATTTTAATTATCTACGATGGCCGTTACAATGGCATCAAGTATGTGATAATATTCGATTTATCCTTGACCAAAAATTACCAAATTTAAAACTAACATCTAGTTATGCTATAAATCCTTTTAATATTTTTTACCACGACAGGTATGTTGCATGGGCAACAGAGTTTTTTAAAAACGACGATGCTAATAGCGTAATACCGTTTTTTCAATACCCGTTTAAAACAGATGGTATTATAAATTTAAATTCTGTTCCTAACAAACTAAAACATGAAATTTATCGTAAGTATGGTGAACAATTTCCTAAATTAGCTAATTTGATAGAACCATACAATGAAAAAACTGCAATTAACTTTTTAAGATATATTAACGAGCATGATAAAAAAAGAAACCTAAACTGGAAAACTGTTTTTCCAGAAATGATTCGATACTTTATAGAACTAGAATATTTGGCTAAAAAAAATATTGACTTTGTAGTCTAATTATAGTAAATTATAGCATCCTAGGAGATGTTATGATTATCGGATTTGTTGGTTTTATCGGTTCGGGCAAAGACACTGCCGCAGATTATTTGGTTAATACACACGGGTTTCGACGAGACAGTTTTGCAAATACACTTAAAGATGCAGTTGCACATGTATTTGGTTGGGATAGAACACTACTAGAAGGCCGAACCAACGAAGCCCGAGAGTGGCGAGAACAGCAAGATGAATGGTGGAGCAATCGATTAGGCAGAAATATCACTCCACGGTGGGTTCTGCAATACTGGGGAACTGAGGTTTGTCGTCAAGGTTTTCACGATGATATTTGGATTGCCAGCCTCGAAAACAAAATTAGAAAAACTAGTGACAATATTGTTATCAGTGATGTTAGATTTCCTAATGAAATCAAAGCAATTCACAATGCAGGTGGACTTGTTATTCGTATTAAAAGGGGAAACGATCCTGAATGGTATCAGGATGCAGTCAATATGAATGCGGGGAATACTAATATGAGTTGGCTTATTAGCAAAACTCATATCGAACAGTTAGGAATACATGCTAGTGAAACTGCCTGGGTTGGCAGAGAGATTGATCACACAATCTATAATGATACTACTATCGATGCACTGTTTGATCAGATAAAAACCATTATTAATCAAGGTGAATAACTTTTAGGATACGAGTCTTTAAGAACATTAAAATTGTGTTCCACTATTCCTTGTAATCTGTCCTGTATTATTAGCCATTTATCATCCCCAAGGCCGCACAGTCTTTCTATTTCTTTGATAATTGCAAACATACGCTCTTCATCGTCCTGTATAGTGTCGTAAGTTTCATCGATATATGGGTAAAACGTTCGATATCCCAAATCTCTAAGTGCCCTCAGTGCTCCGGGAACCCCTACCATAATAAACGGAAGTTTTCCTGCAATAAATTTATAAGTCTTTTCTGAAAACAAATATCCATCTAGGGATAGGTCAGTCTTAAGCAAAGATAAATTTGTTGGATTATCGTGAAAGTATTTTGTTTCAGTTATAATACCAAAGTAAGAATCGTTATAGTGTGCAAAATCTTCCTCAGTAATTTCATGCATATTATGTGCATTGTCAGTTCCTAATGATAGAGTTATAGGAAATTTATCATAATTGTCCTCTAAAACATTGGCCGCGTCCTTCCAAGTTTTTGGAAAATAGTCCACAAGCATATTATATACATATCTAGTATCTTCACTCATACCGTGTGTTTGCTGCCCATACAAATACATAGAAAAGAATCCTTTATCTATCAAATTTTTAGACATAAGCATTGCGGTAATATAGAGTCTATGAGCCTTAACGTTTCTATTATAACATAAGAATTTTTTATTTTTAATTTTAGGACTTTGGTTGATTCGTTGATAGATATCGGGATTCTGTTCAATTTTTGCTTTAAATAATAGTTCATAATTATTAACAAATATAACACGTATTGGTAACCAATTAAATCTCCTAACAGATTCTAAATAAAAGTTGTAATTTTTATAGTGGTGTGACCCTCCAAATACGATTTTAAATTGTGCTATTTCAAAACTAAAAAGATCTATAAGACGTTTTACAATTCGGTTTACTGTGTTTATTGTGCCAAATGGCATGCCTTCAGCTATGATATCAAAGCATACTTTTCCCCTGCCTGTATCCCTAACAGCCAATGCAATAGTTTCGGCGTATTGAATTATTTGTTCATCTGACATTTCGTATTCAAATGTTGAAGTTCCCACAATTAAATGTGAAGAGACATCAATCCAATTTCTAAGATAGTCGTTTTTTT